GTTGAAGACGCTTTCAGTATGATCAATCAAAGCCGCTGGCGGGTTGTCTTCTGTCAGCTCTCTTCGAGACACAAACACACCAATAACGCCAGCTTGATTAGCTGAACTAGATTTATCGCCATAGCAGATAACATCTGATACTCCACGTTTACCCACTACCCCATTATCAATAACAATATCGCCAACATCAAAACTGAGACTCTTAGGAGTGACGCTATCGTGCGAAGCTGTAAATGGCCCGATTGTCCCGCTGACTACATAAGCTGCATACGAATCACCAGTAGAAAACTTTACCTCAGCGTTTGAAGAAGTGTTCAGGGTTCTAAGAGCAGGGTTTCTAGCGGTAGCAGAGCCTACATTTCTCCGCTGGATAAATTGAGCTGTAGTGTCTGAATAGCCTCTAACATCAAATCCGACAGCAATACTATTGCTAGAGGTCTCTGATGAAAATTGAGCTATATAAGAACCAGACCCATTACCTGTGACTAAGAATGTATCTCCTTCGTCAGAATTAAAGTAAATCCGGTAATAACCGCTGCTAGAAGTGCTGTCATCAACATACAACATGACTCCATCACCTGATGCGGTACTAGTTCTAGTGGCATATAAAGCTGAGTTATCAGCTCCTTCTGATCCTAACTTTAGCTGAGTGGAGCCACCCGCTGTATTAATTACTCCAGCAGTAATAGTTCCTAGGTCGGCTGCTATAGCTGATAACTCTGATACGCTTATTTCAGTTGCGCTGATAGCTCCAACTGCAATCTGACCTGCTGTAATAGTATTAGATGCAATTTCATTTGCAGTAATAGTGTTTGCGGCTATTTCTGATGCAGTTACAGCGTTAGCAGCAATCTTAGGAGTTGTGATTGCGTCATCACTTATCTGGGTAGTAGTAATACTTCCGGTCAAATCTGATGTAGGCACAGTAGCTATATAAGACGAGCCGTTCCAGCGATAAAGTTTGCTATCACTAGTAACATATACAGTTTCAGTGATTTTTGATGTTGGTACTGTACTTTGTATGCTTACTGGTTCAATCGAGGCTGCAAACTTAGCTAATGTAATAGCTTCATCATCAATGTCTTCTTCTAAAACATTAGTAGCAGATGCAAAAACAGAACTAGAGAATGAAGACTCGTTTTCAGAATAGTCTTTAGCTTTTAACCAATAATAGTAAGTAATCCCATCAATGATGTTTTGATCTACAAAAGATTCACCATCAATACTTGCTATTTTGCTTGACGATCCAGAGCTGTTCGAGGTATGTCGGTATACGTCTACAACCTTCAAATCGCTTGCAGAAGGATTAGTCCAATCTAATCTAATGTTCTTGATGCCAGCAGTTGCCACTAGGCCAGTAGGAGCATTAGGGGCGGTCTGATCGCCATTGACGGTAAACGTAGCAGTGGTAAACGCGCCCTTCACGTTCAGTGAGTTGATCGCTCTGATACGAATCGTAACACTTATACCTACTTCCGCATTATAGAACTCGTACTTAGGAACACTAGTAAAGATGCTCTTAAACTCTGTGTCAGCCTCCGAGGTCAGCTTGTACTGTATCTCGTACTGATTAACAAGATTATCGTAGGACGCATCCCACTCGATCAGGCCAGTAGGTATGACAGTGCCGTCAGAGCCTAGCGTGGTGGTCTCTGTGATCGTTATGTTAGAGATTGCAGCTACGGTAAATGGGTCAGGCAGATTACTATCTGGATAGGCAGTTTGCTCAGTGCCTTCTTCCCATGTGTAGATTGTGGAGTCGTACTCTAGCAATGCCAGGTCTACAGTGCCGTCATCATTGAGCTGCATACCAATGACCTGGAACGGCTTTGCTACCCAACCGGGCGTAGAATGCGTAATTGATACCACATCAGCTACTTCAAGCTGTAAAGCCTCAGAGGTAGTTTTAAGAGCACAGGTGATTGCATTTCTTGAGCGTAGCAAGATAACTCTAGCAAGATCTCTAGCCTGATAGTAATTAGTAATTGTATCTAGCTCGATCTCTTCATGCAGCAAAACGCCACCATCTTCAGCGAGATAGGCTGTTTCCTCAGCAGAGTCGGCAGGAGGCCATATCGCAGTATCAGGTTGCCAGTTAGCATCAGGATTAGGGAATTTAACCGTTACTCGGTTGAACTTCTCATCCTTGCTCTCACCCTTGATCTGAATGCCACCAATAATCGTGTCATTGGTAAACGTGAATTCGCTGCTACGCGAACCGTCTATCTTAAGGCGATACTTACCCTGAGAGTAAGGCAGGAAGCCACGGCATCCAAGCAGCAAAGTATTGAGGTTATCGAATAAGGTCTGAGAAGTATCTAGTACTGCGTTGCAAGTAAATAGCTTCCCTGAACCACCACCATCGTATAGCGTGACAGACTCGTCACAGTCATCAGCCGCAGCAGCTATTGCCACATCATCAATAGCGCTGAGTGGTAGTCCTTTTCCGTATCTAGTGTTGGTGAGATAGTCTCTGATACATAGAGCAGGGTTATCAGACCAAGCAGTAGTAGCTGTGCGCGGGTCATAGACCTTCTTCCCCTTAACTACAGCAGTAATCTCTGGGATACCAGAGAATGCTTCTTCATCCCACTTTAAGCGAACACCAAGAAAGGCTACGCCTCTAAGCCTATGATCTGAAGTCCAGAACTCGTTGGCTTCTCTAAGCAGTGCCGTGTCAGGCATGGTCTGATTATCACCGCCTAGATATACATCAATACTCACCAATCCTGAATACTTAGGATCGGTAATAGGCAGATCATCAATGATGAAGTCTGTAATGCTTTCTACTTCGCCCTCAGCCATAACTAATGCGATATATAGATATTCATTAGTCGGCGTTCCGGTAACGTCATCATAAACCTCGGTATCAGGATGGTATCCAGAATACCAATTTCTACTACCACCTACTGTTTTATATGTGCCGTCAGTGGAAACAAAGACACGAACACCGCCAACCCTGCGCTCGCCGTAAATGACCGGGATCTGCTCAATATTGGATTCTTTATTAACCAGTACACCGCGCTGCTCATCATTAGCTTTCTTGGCTGCTTTCTGAGCCTTTCTTGCTTGGATATAAGAGACAGCGCCACTAGCTACAGATAAGATGGCTGCTAAGACAGTCCAAAACGGCATTAGTTCTTACCCCACTTAATTTCTTTATTGGTTTCTGAGGCAAACTCAAACCCTCTATCGCCAGGGAAATATAGCTGCTGGGTGTTGTGATTAGTTTTTCGCCCATTATGCAAATCAAAATCCTTCCAATGACTAGCAACCTCTACAGATACAGTACTTGTATTATCTGAATCTTCCATAGAGTAAGAGGCAATTCTGCCATCAAAAACTAATATAGGAGAGCCTATTACAGCATCTGAGTTATCTAATACAGCTTTCCATATTCTTGTTCTAACATCCATATAATCATTAGTTAGAAACAATGCCACAAATGTCTGGCTCACACCTGAAAAAACTAATGTAGATGAATTGACTTGAACTTCAGAGCTTTCAGTGAACTGATCTATTTCTAGCAGGTCAGAGCTGCTATCAAAGGTAGTACTAAGCGCAGACACATCCCTCGCCCAATCAGTTAGCTTGATAGGCGTACTAAAATCCATCTGTACTAGGTTGGCAAGGTTGAGATTATCGCTATTCAGCGCAGTAATCGTTGCCGAATCGATCTCTCTGCTCATATTGCCTCAATAAAGTCTACTTCGTAGCTATAAGATAGGTCGGTAGCAATACCGTATTCTTGGACATCGTTATTCAAACGGACGGTAAACGGTACGTTATTATGCGTAATCACTTCATTATCAGAGACTGCCGCTACTAAGGCAGGTTGGAACGCCAGAGTCCCAGAGCCTGATCGATCAGCGGTAGCCATGTAGACTTTCGCATGATTGGCGAACTTAAACACATCACCAGCCTTCAGAGTGCCTGTAAAGCCGTCTACGGCGATTGAAGTATCACCTATACCGCCAGCGGCAGCAGCAGATATCGTGCCTGAGACGCTACCAGAGGAGCTAGAAACATCCGGTAATACGATAGTGAAAGTCTCAGCCATTCCACGCTGCGCCATAATAAATCCCATAACAGGAGAAAACTCGGCTCTAGTCATAGGAGGATAAGCGGCTGTAAACGTAAACCGCTGACCGCCGATGTTCCTTACCTGAGTGCGACCAGAGATAGTCTGGCTGCTCAGATTAAAGAACTCGCTGCGGAAGTTCGCAGAGGTGAAAACAGGACTTGTCGGGTAAGTTCCACTCATACTATTGACGCTCGGCCTCTGTTGTTAACGGCCTGATTAATTATACTCACTAATTGACCTCTGCGCTTGTATAGCAGCTCATCGAAGCCTTTTGTGTCTACTGCATTAATATTTACAGTGACGTTCATACCAGAGCCTTGACCCCTAGTGTGATCAATAACGGTTTCATTAGGATGCAGGATAGCCGGGAAGCCGCCCTTACCGTCTACGCCGCCAGTGCGCGAACCCATGCCTGTAAAGCCGCCTCCTTCAAATGAACCCAGAGTCTGACCAACGATAGCTG